ATCATGAAGGGGGGTATCTTTTGCGAGACCCCCCCTCCCCTTCAACTTTCTATTTCAGAACTCAATTGAATTCTTTTTTTAAAATTATCTTTTGTTACTTTTAAATAAATACCTAAAACATTCATTTCTACTATCTCATTAATTGCTAATTGGATGGCGGCCCTTTCATCTTGTTTACTTAATTCATCAGAACTCTTAGCTATTCTAGCAAGATAGCCACATGTAAAGTACCCTTTTAAAACATCAAAGGAATACCAATCATCATACTGTGTGAAAGGATTGTATGGATTATCAATAGTAGTTAACATACTTACTTCATCAGTATTAGAATCAATAATACTATCATTATTATAATCAATATTAGTATCTGTCATACTATCACATTCATACTCCTTTCTACTTTAATGCTGTTTCTATTGTAGTTATAGACACACCTATAGCATCTGCTATTTCAGATAATGTATAACCTCTATTGTATAGATCCTTAGCACGAGATCTTCTAACAGAAGATAAAACATTAGTTCCATGAGGCATAGCCCGTTGTTTAAGCTTTTTTAAATCGGTATTAAGAAGTATTTGCATTAGGGTGTTGTTACTAACAGCTCCGGCTTGAATCGCTTCCCATTCTCTATCCAATATTGAAATTTTTTGTTTACCAGAACCGACTCTTCTTCTAGCTTCAGTTAATGCTTGTCCCTTTATCTTTTTTAAGTCTGGGGCATCAATACCGGGGTTTGCTTTTCTTTTAGTGTTAATAACTTTATTTGCTAGCAGTTGTGCTTGTCTCTCTAGGGGCTTATTTCTAAAAGCAAGACTTAATTTAGATTTTAAAGAAGCAACTTCGTTTTCATATGTCTTTCTAGCAGACTCAGAATATTGAGTGGGGTTAATTTTAACTATTTCTTTTCTCGCTCTATTAGCTAAATTTTTTAAAGCATTAGCATGATCAGCGTATATTCTTTCCATTGGTGTTCCTGATGAAAGAGTAAAAGCATTTTCTGTTTCTGCCATTTTTGTACTTTTTGTTTTACGAAATACAATTTTTCCTTCTTTATTTACATATGAATTTTCTGTTTCTTCATATATTTTTTTTCCAGTTTTAGGATCAATTAATAGCTTATCTCTTCTTTCTTTAACAAAAACGGGAGATTTAGCTCTTGATACGAGAGTTGCTGCTCCACTTTTCGCTCCGCCTTGATACGTTTCTCTTAAACCTTTTATGTTATTATCAATGTAAGATTGTTTATAATTTAATTCATGCTTTGGAGCGTCTATTACAACCATTGAATGCCTAATAGCTCTTGCTATTTCTTCTGGTTTTCCCCCCTTAATGGTCATATCAGTAATAAGATTAGAAATTTCGCCCATTTTTAATTGCTTAGTCTTATCATCCATTACTTCCATGCCATCATATTTTTTGTACATCGTTTTATGATCAAAATTCTTTAATCCAACTAATGGTGATGTAGTTTTAATAAGACCATGCTTATTTGGAATAACGATAACAGTATCGCCATCGAAATCTGCACCCGATAATCTTTCAGCAACTTTTGGATGAATTCCAACAGCATCGGCTGCTCTTTCTATAAGACTTCTTGCTTCGACATTTCTATTATTAACTATTAATTCTGGAATTTCAAAAGTTCCACCATGTGGATGTCTAATAAGAACAACATTTTCTCCATGACGAAAATTTGGTGCATATATTTCATTTTCTTTAATTCCACTAATTGGAAGAATTACTTGAGACATTTGACGAGGAAGTGCTGCTGCTTTTAAATGAACTGCTGCTGAATCAGCACTATCAGCAAAAGGTTTAAGAAGTGCTGATTTTACCGCGGGATTGGTTAAAGACACTATTTCATCAAATTCTTCTTTTTTTAAATCGTACGCCAAATCAAGTTGCTTTTTAGCAAAACCTGTATTTTGTTTAGAAAGAATTTGTGATGAAATATTTTTTGACCATGTCTTCCAATCTCCTTCTTCATTTACTATATTTAATGCCCCTTTTTGTCCTCCAGGTTTAATAGTGGAACCAAACGGATTGTCTGGATCATCTTCCATTATTTTAAATACTTTATCGTTTCCTGTTCCTTTTGGCTTGCTTGTATTATAAATAATGTCAACACCATTTGGAATACTATCAGTATACATGGCCATCCCTTTCATATAATGGACGCCATCTACTCCAACACGAACTTGTGCATATCTTGAATTTCCTAATGAAAGATCATCGACATTTCTACGAAGTTCAATTACACCATCTTTCTGTGTACCACCATCTTCAGCATATCGAATTAAAATACGTTTACTATCGACATTTTGAATTGGTTTTAAACCATAAGCAGTTGTTCCATCATCAGTAACGTGTGCATTAACCATTGAAATTTTATCACGATTTTTATAAATTTCTGGATATTCCATGCCAGGAGGTGCGAGAACTTTCATGGATGTAAATTTTCCAGTTCCAACTTGAGGAATTTTAATATACTTAACTGTATATCCTTTTTCTTCCAAAAGAGCCACTGCAGTACCTAACTTTGTTCTAGCAATACCTAAATGTGTTTCAACACCAGAACCAATATCAATAGGTCCTTGTTTTTTTATGCCTTCTTCTAGTAATTTGGCAGTATTTGAAATAACATCTGCTCTTTCTTTTAATACTGGATCGAGTAGTGATCTAATAGAAGATTCATTACGATTCATTCTTTTACCAATTGCAACGTTAGAATAACCTTTATCTTTTAATCTTAGTGCTGTTGCAAAATCGGCTGCTCTTTTATCTGCTTTTGCGAGGGATTCTCTTTTCCTTAATTCGGAAGTTTTCATTCCAAATCCAGTAGCAATTTCAACCTCACTTAATCCTTGTTTTCTTAACGCATGAACTTGACCAAGAAAACTTGGACTTCTCTGCTCGGGATCTCCACCAGATCCCCAAGGATATCTCCCAGAATGACGCGGAGTTCCAATATGTTTTATTGTGGTCATGGTTATTCCTCCGTTTTAAGAGATTCGATTTTTTTATCAAACAAAACTATTTTATCCATAATATTTAAAATATTTTCTGACTCTGGAATATGAACAAGAATATTATCTGTTTGATAAATCCGTAATTCAATATTAATATCGATTGCTCTAATTTGATATTCTAAACAAAATAAAGCAGCATATATTTCTAATTGACTTATTGATACTAAAGTAATACCTGTTTTTAAATCATGTATTCTTAGCATAGAATGAGAAAAAGAAATAGCATCTGCTGTTCCAAATGCATTAAAAGAGTAAAATAATGGTTGCTCTGATGTCATTCTATAACCAATAGCATCATTGACATATTGATTTAAAGATTTATTTGATTTTGGAAGTTTAACTCCAAGTTCAATACATCTTCGAGCAAGATCATGTAATTGTACCCCCTTTTGAATAGCGAGGAATTTTGTAAAGGAGGAAGAAAGTTTTTCTTCATCGTAATTAATCCAATGATATTTACTAGGTGATAAAAAAGCATGTTCACCAATGAGATCTGAATGTTTGTTGAAGTTCATTTAAAATCCTTTTCATATTTTCTGGATATATAAAACTAGCATACGACATTCTATCAAGTACAGTAATATAATACGCTTGATTTGGTTGCAAAGAAGGATCTTCACTAGCTTGTTCGCTATCTTTAACTTCTAATGCTGCCCATTTATTATGATAAAGAATTAATAAATCAGGAAAACCTTGTAAATAATTTGGATCATTTTTTAATATGATACATCCAGGAAATAAAGTTCGAAGATCTCGAATTAGTTTTGATTGAAATATATTTTCTGTCATTGTTTTAACTCCAAAAATGAAAAAAAAAGAAGGGAATAATCATATCCCCTTCCATTATAGCATATGTTTTTTCTGCGATCAAGAATCCCTTTCAAAAACAATTTTTTCGCTGGTTTCTTTATTAATAATTTGTATAGAAGTAATGTCTGGATACTTTTTTAATAATTCTATACATTTATCAGAAATGAGAATTAAAGAAGAAATAGGAATCATTGCTTCTTTTTCAATATCATCCCACGAAGCATTAATGTTGTTTTCAAAACGTACTTTAACCTCCCAATGAAACTTTGCTGGTAGTTTATTAATTTCTGCTTGAAGCCTATTAGCCCAAATATCAATCGCTGTATCTGTTAGAAAAAATGCGACATATGGACCATAGATGCTTGTAACTACATGACGTAAATTTTGTATTTGTTCTGGGGTTCTCATTTTATCTCTCCTTTCAAGAGAATTTAGTAAATTTTGATTCATTAAAATTTTGTTTATTTTTTAATGCTTTTAATATAGCAATATCTATTGCTGATGCAGAATTTATATAATAGTAATATAAATTAGCAAAAGGAGTATTCAAACGATCAATACGACCTGCCGCTTGTGTCATCATTCTATATGAATAATTTAAAGAATAAAACACAGCACAATTTGTCTCGATGCAATTCCATCCTTCTGCACCAGAAATATATTGAACAATATAAACCCATTGTTCTGTTTTTGGCAATGGTTCGTGTTTATGACCATTATATTCAGCAACTAGAATATCAGGATTTCCATTCAATTCTCTCAATATATCAAGTTCATAATTAAAATTATAAAACACTATAATTTTTCTATGCTTAATTATAAGTTTTCGAATGGCAATAAGACGACGGAAATCACTATTAACAACTCTTCTCATTGTAAAACAAAACTCGCTTATATTTTTTATTGGAGAATCTTCGTACGGATTCCAACGATTTAGAACTATTTTAAATTTCTCTTTATCATATGGAACAGTAATTATTTCTGAAATTATTCCTGTCGGTCTTTGATATGCCATGGTTACTAAAATTTGTTTCTTAAGTCGTAAAAGTTTTCCTTCTTCAATGTAATGATCAACTTTTGGAAATTTAATAAAATTATTATATACAACATGCTTTCTGATAAATTCGGTTCGATTTTTATAAAAACCATTTGCAATAAATGTCGGAATGTAATCCATCCAAGTATCACCAGGAGTAGCACTTAATAAAATCCAATTATTATTTTTTATTATCTTTAAAAAAGATTTTACCCAAGAGCCTGATCCAACAACTCGTTGCTCATCAAAAATAAAGAAAGCATTTTTTACTTCAATATATTTTTTAATATTATTCCAAGAATCAACTATTAATTGAACATTATTTATACTTTCCACTCTATTAGTAGATAACATAAAATTAGCACATTCACGCTCCCAATCAAGTGTATCGCGTTTAGCCGCAGTTGTAATAATATAAAGATCTTTTGGTTTTTTCATTGGAGAAAAACCTTTTATATCATCTACAATACCAGCACATTCCTTTGTATAATAGTACATTATAGCAGTTAAAGATTTACCAGAACCGACTCCACCACACAAGATGGAGCCGGTTTTTAATTGTGTAACTGCTATTTTTTGATAATCAAAAAGGTAGATTATCATCTTCTTCTAAAATAGAATTTGAAGCACTGTCAGGAACATCGCGATATTTAGCTTCAAATTGATCTTCAACAATAGTAACATACATCGATTTAACATATGCTTTTATGCCAGTCTTTCCACTTACTTCCCAATTATAGGGATGAATAATAAGATCGACATTTTCAATTTCGGCCCAATCAAGAATATTAATAGTATCTTCTTGCAATATAGTTTTATTCTTATTTGTTATTACAAGAATTTTTGGAGGCATTTTAGCAAAATTAACAGCTATAGATAAATATGCTTGTTTATCTTCTTCTGGATTTCGAGGTTCTAACCATTTAATATTCCAGCCATCTTGTGTTAATTGGGATGCAATGTCTGGTTCTAAGAAAACACAAAAATTTCGACGACCAGCAGGATTAAATCTTCCTTCTTTTCCACTAAAATTTCGAAAACCAATTCTAGCATTTTCAATTACAATATTGTGATTCATTTTTCTCCTTTCTATTTTCGTTTTCTCATACCATGTTTACGCCTATTATGAGGCGCTTTTTGACGATCATCAGCATATGCTTTAGTACAACGAAAACTTTTTCCCATATGTTTTGATCTTCGTTCTTTATGAAGCGGTTTTCTTCTTTTCTCCTTGTCAACTCCAAGAAGATGAAGAATTTCTTTATGGATATCCATATTCTCCTTTTTAATTATGATCTGAAAGAATAAAAATCTACAAATTTAGAAATGGCACTTATTGCATCATCAACAAGTTCTCTATAATAATTTGAATCTATGTCCTCTTCTTTTTTTAAATTTTTAACTATTTCTGATTCAAGCCATCGATATTTCTTACTCCCTGTCACAGCATAATATTTATCATCTTTTTTTCGCATCAATAAACCACCATTATATCCCGATTTAATTGGACAAAAAGAACCCGCTCTTCCAATAAAACAATAATTATGCTCGTTTTGCGCTAACTGTTCATTCATATCAAGATACAAATACGAAGTCACAGTTTTAGTTTCACACATATCATTAAATGTTATTGGTTCTTTACTAAATAGTGTTTTAAATGTATAAGGATGCGCAAATTGTGCCCCAATTGCTGTCCATTTGCCATCTTTATTTTTTGCAATGTAAACAGCATCATTTATAAGACAAAATTTATCAAAAGTAGCTTCATGTTCGAAAGTATATCCATATTGTTTACCAAATTCTTTAACGAATTCTATAATTTCTTGTGTTGCATTTGGAATCTTAATAGAATCAGTTTTAATATGGGCAACAACAAACCCTTTTTCTTGAACAGCGTGCTTCAAATCGATCATGAATAAGGCGCCACGTTTCGCTACAATGTTATCAACATTTCGCGGATCTTTAAATTTACTTGAAAAATTCGCTGTTGTTAAACCATATACAATATTAATAATAACCTTTAACGCATTTGCTAAAGCATCAGATTCTTCA